TACCACACGATGCAGAGTTTATCAGCTATGGAGCAGATGCAGGATATTCCAATGACCCAACTACTTTAGTTTCTGTTTATAGAAAAGACCACAACCTTTATATCAAAGAACATATATACCAAACACAAATGACTACTTACGATATTAGTAGGAAGTGGAAAGAGATAGGTATTGAAAGAGAAACAATTTACTTTGATAGTGCAGAGCCAAGATTGATTGAAGAGTTGCGTAGAATGGGTTTTAACGTAAGACCAAGTTTAAAAGGTGCTGATAGTATCAACGCAGGAATAGACCTCTTAAAACGTTTTAAAATACATATTGAGAAAGATAGTAACAACTGCATACAAGAGTTTAGAAACTACAAGTGGCAAGAGGATAGGAGTGGTAAGATGATAAACAAACCAATAGATAAAAACAACCATACTATTGATGCAGTAAGATATGCTACCTATTCTGTATTAAGTAAACCTAACTTTGGTAAATACGCTATCCAATAAAAATACAACCTCTGCAAATCGTAGGGGTTTTTTGTTTTATATTAGTTTCTAAAATATTTAAAAAATAACTATATACATATATGAAAGTTGAATTAATAGTACCCAATAGTTTAAACGAAGTTACTTTAGGACAATACCAAAAGTATTTAAAGTTAACTGAATTAAAAGATTTAACAGAAACGCAGCTATCATTTAAGATGATAGAAATATTCTGTGGAGTAAATGCAGAAAATGTTAGGTTGTTAAAAGCAAGTGATGTTACAGATATTGTAAACATTATTTCTACAATGTTTGAAAGCAAACCAAGTTTAGTACATACGTTTAAAATGGGTGGTGTTGAGTATGGCTTTATACCTAACCTTGATGAGATGAGTTTTGGGGAATACATTGACCTTGATACAAGCGTAGGGGATTGGGATAATATGGAGAAAGCAATGGGGGTTTTATACAGACCAATAGAAATAAGAAAAGGGAATAGGTACACTATAAAGGAGTACGATGCAGGAGATACAGAGCATTTAAAAGATATGCCATTGGATGCAGTATTGGGTTCGATACTTTTTTTTTACCATTTAGGGAACGAATTATGTCAAACTATGATGAACTCTTTGGGTCAGGAGGAGGAAACACTCTTACAAGAGTATCTCAATTCGGAACAAAATGGGGTTGGTATTCAAGCGTTTACGCTCTCGCTCAATCAGATATTAGACGATTTGAAGATATCACTAAATTAAAAATGCACGAATGCTTACTATTCTTAACGTTTGAAAAAGAGAAACAAGAAATAGAAGCATCACAAATAAAAAATAAATTCAATGCAGGGAATTAGAGGATTTTACCAATTAACGGAAACCATAAAAGAGCAGTTACTAAATGACGTAAATGTCAATACAGTAACGACAGGAGATATAACAGAAATAGATTTATCTAAACAAACTATATTCCCTTTGTCGCATATTATTGTAAACAACGTAATAACGGAAGAACAATACTTGTCTTTTAATATTACAGTACTTGCAATGGATATAGTAGATGAAAGTAAAGAACCTACAACAGATATATTTAGAGGTAATAATAATGAACAAGATGTATTGAATACACAGTTAGCAGTATTGAATAGGTTGACAATGTTATTGAGGAAAGGAAACCTTCATAGTGATTTATACCAATTAGATGGAACACCAAACTGTGAGCCATTTTACGAAAGGTTTGAAAATAGATTAGGTGGTTGGGCGTGTACGTTTGATATATTTATTCAAAATGATATTGATATATGCAGCTAAAAGAAACAAGAGATGCTTTAAATTATTTTGGTAAATATGTTATAGCAAAGTCAAGGCAGAATTTAGTAAATGATGATAAGAGTGTAAGTGGTTCTTTATATAATAGTTTAGAATATAATGTAGATGTTCAACCAAGTGAATTTACTTTATCTTTTTTTATGGAAGATTATGGTATGTTTCAAGACCAAGGTGTTAAAGGTAAAACATCAAGTTTTAAAGCACCAAGAAGTCCCTTTCAGTTTGGTACAGGTACAGGTAAAAAAGGAGGGTTAACACAAGGAATAGATAAATGGGTAAGAAGAAAAAGGTTTCAATTTAGAGATAGGAAATCAGGTAGGTTTTTAAGTTATAAATCTACTGCTTTTTTAATTACAAGAAGTATATATAACAAGGGAATTAAACCAAGTTTGTTTTTTACAAAACCTTTCCAACAAGCATTTGAGGATTTGGATAAGGAAATTATAAGGGCATACGAAATAGATGTTACAAGAATTTTAGAAGATAATTTAAAGAAATAAGAAATGGCAATAAATTTAAGGAGTCCATATTATGTAGGAGATAATATACTGACCAATGGCTATAATGTTTACAAGATTTATATATATGATGCATATCCATTAATACCTCCTTTAGCATATACAATTAGAAAAAATTACAATGCTAACTTTGAAGCAGGAAAGATTGAAGTATCTGAATTGATAAGAGATTATTTAGATGTCTACTTTAGAGAGGGTTATGAAAGCTACAATAGTCAAGCGTTAAGAGTTCAAATAGATTTTGATATTTATGACAGTAATGGAAATATTGATTCAAGTGGAGATTACGGATTGCATTTTGCTTTTGATAGTTATTCTTACTTTGAAGAAAATGATTTTGATGTAGACAATAATCCTATAATGATTTCTAATAGACAGATATTTGCACTTGCGGACAATCTTGTAAGAATACCAATTAATGCCACAAACAGTTCAACTGTTACTTTTTTAAAAAACGGAGAAGTGTTAAGTTCTCAAAATATTAGTGCTGCAACGGGTTCAGCAAAAGTAATTCAATACTTAACTGTAAATGGAGAAAGTATTTATGACAATTTCAAAGAAAGAGTTTTGTTCGGAGAATTTGGAGGCGGAGGTATTTTTGAAGAAACAAAATGTTTAACAGATTTTTTAGAAGAGTTCGAGATTGGAGAGATTGATGAAATCAGAGTAAGTAGTAGCGATGTTCAACTTGATGTAATAAAAGTAAAAGTTTTAGATGAATGTAAATACGAACCCAAAAAGATAACTTTCGTAAACAAGTTTGGAGCATTACAAGATATGTATTTCTTTAAAAAAGCAGTTGAGAAAATGAATGTTAAAAAAGAAACGTATAAAGCAAACACTATTTCAAACGGAACGTATAATAGAAGTACTCACGTTAACAAAGAATTTAATGTAGTTGGAAAAGAAAGCGTTACTTTAAGTAGTGGATTTTTAAACGAAGAATACAACGAAGTATTTAAGCAAATGATGTTGTCTGAAAAGGTATGGATTACAAACTTGACTGATACAGAAGAACAAATATTACCAATCAATGTTAAGACATCAAACATTACTTATAAGACATCTTTAAATGATAGGTTGGTAGAATATACTTTTGACTTTGATAATTCATACGATACAATAAACAACATTCGATAGATGCAGATAATTCAACTATACATAGAGGGGCAAAGAGTTGATATGTTCAAAGATGAAAGCGTTAGTATTACGCAATCTATTCAAAATGTAAAAGATATTGGTAAGATATTTACTGATTTCACAAAAACGTTTTCAGTACCTGCATCTAAAGTAAATAACAAGATATTTAAACACTATTACAACTTTGATATTATAGATGGATTTGATGCAAGAATAAAAAAGGATGCTAACATTGAATTAAACAACCTGCCATTTAGAAATGGTAAGATAAAACTTGAGGGAGTTGATTTAAAGAACAATACACCTCACACATATAGGATTACATTCTTTGGTAGTACGGTTACTTTAAAAGACCTTTTAGGAGAAGATAAGCTACAATCATTAGATTTAACAGACCACGACAAAGTTTATAGTAATACTGATGTGCGAAGTGCATTATCTTTTGACCCTGAAAATGAAGATGTTATTGTACCTTTAATATCTCAAAAAAGATTGTTTTACGATAGCGGAAGTCATACGGATAGTGGACAAGGTAATTTATACTATGATACAGGACACACGCAAGATTTACACGGAGTTCTTTGGAGTGATTTAAAATACGCCATAAGGGTTGATGCTATATTACAAGCAATAAAGAATAAATACAATCTAACATTTAGTAATGATTTCTTAAACGCTTCTAACGAGCATTATTACAATTTGTTTATGTGGTTGCATCGTAAAAAAGGTGCAGTAGAAAACCTTACAGGTGTAAATCAATCTATTATCAATGGGTGGACAGGTACGATAGGGGATTATGATGACACTCTTACTAAAATGGCAAGTAGTACGACATTAAGAGTAGCAGGTACACCTACTGAATACCTTGCTTATAGTTTAGATTTAAACTCAACTACAACATCAACCTATAAAGTTTCTTTGCAAAAAGATGGGGTTGAAGTTTTTAATACAGGTAATGTTACAAATAGTGTTACAATAGACCAATCAGATTTTGATATAGAGCAAGGAGATTATACTGTTTATATTGAGTCAGATACTGATATTACTTTCACTTTAATAAGGTGGGATATAGAATACAGAGTAGCACAAGGAGAACCATTAGCTACTGCAACATATTCGATTGCACCATACTCTCATACAAGTTTCTTTGCTTTTGCTATTAGTCAGCAAATACCTGAAATGAAAACTATTGATTTTCTTACAGGAATATTTAAAATGTTTAATTTAACTGCATTTGTTGATAAAAATACAGATGATATAATTGTAAAAACATTAGATGACTTTTATAGTGATGGCAATTCTTATGATATTACAAAATATGTAGATGTAAATAAAAGTTCTGTAAATATTGCATTGCCTTATAAAGAAATTAACTTTTACCACGATGATACGAAAACATTTTTAGCTTCCAAGCATAATCAATTATTTGGTAAGGTTTGGGGTAAAGAAAGTTATATAGGTGGGGAAAAATTAGATGGAAGTATTTATAATGTAAAAACACCATTCTCACAATTAAAATATGAACGTTTGGTAAATATTGCAAACGGAGGAACTACAACAGTACAAGTGGGTTATTTCGTTGATGATAACGAAGAAGATTACTTTGGGAAGCCATTATTATTCTATCCTATTAGACAGTCAACAAATACAACTACAATATCATTTCTAACAAATGAAACAACACACGTTCAACAAACGGTTTATAACATACCATCTAATAGTATTGCATTAGCAAGAAGTACAAGTAAAAAGAATATGAACTTTTTTGCAGAAACAAACGAATATACAGGTGGTGGAGATTTTACAGATACTTTATTTGAGATGTATTATAAGAATTACATTACAAGCGTATTTAATCCAAAGAATAGAATATCAAAAGTAACTGCATACCTACCATTGAGAATATTACTTAACTATTCATTAGCTGATAGGTTTATAATTAATGGAAGCAGTTATAAAATAAATTCGATAACCACTAATTTAGAGAATGGAAAATCTGAAATAGAATTATTAAACGACCTATGATGAAAAACATATTAGACCTTTTGAAATACGCAAAAGGGGAAACAGAAAACATAAGAATAGCACAAGGTAAATATAAATTACCTATGACATTAAAAGAGGGTTACAAAGCACTTAAACAAAATATGAAATGGGAGTAGTAAAGACAATAGAAATAAAAGCTAATTTAAAAGATGCTGAAAAAGATTTTCAACAATTAAATGAACAACTTAAAATACAAAAAGATGTTTTAATTGATTTAGAGAAACAAATATATGAAGTAGAGAAAGCACAAAAAAACACATCTAAAAGTAACCTTGCTGCTCAAAAAAAATTAACTGCACAAGCAAAAGAATTAAAGAATGAGTTAAAAGGAGAAAGGTTAGGTTTAAAAGAATTAAATAGCCAAAGAAGTGCAGCGGTTTCTAAAATTACAGACCTATCAAAAGCACAAGCTAATTCAAGTAAAATAGTTAGAGGACTTGATAAGTTTACAGGTGGTTACGCTACTAAATTAAAGAAAGTATTTTTAGGTACTAAAGAAGCAGCGAAAGGGATAAAACTTTTTGTTAGTGGTTTAAGTGGTTTAAAGAAAGCATTACTTGCAACAGGTGTTGGTGCTTTGGTTATTGCATTGGGTGTTGTTGTTGCTTATTGGGATGATATTAAAACATTAATTGGTGGAGCAAGTGTTGAATTGCAAAAACAAGAGGGTAAGATAAGAAGTCAGATATTAGAACAAGAAACACAAATTG